CGGCTGCCTGCGGCCCTCTCTCCCTTACGGGGGAGATAGGAAACCGAAGGATACCTAATGGGATAATAATATAATAATATTCTTATTACTATCACACTAATGAACACTTTCTCAGCTTCAAAGCTAAGAAGTGCCCAAGGTATTTGGCAATCTGCTGTAAAAAGCAGAAAACTTTTATTGGAGTATCTCATAAGAGCTGCTCCTCTAATCGTAGGTGGAAATTCCTTGAGTTGGTTGAAGGCTATTGCCGTTTTTGTAAGGTTGGTAGTTCGAGTACGAAAGCACTCTGGGTCAAGAGGGCTTGCTCTTTATTTGAAGGCTTCGACTCTCATTCTTATGAGAGCCTTGGCCGGAAAGAAATTAGTAAATCCTCGAGATGCTGGATGTGTTGTCTCGGTAACAAACGCGGGCATTCCGCGGTGGATACCGGCACACTTTAGGAAGCGTATTCGGTCCGGTGACACGAAGTGTGTGAGATTTATCCTAAGTCTTTGCACTCTGTATAGAGTCTTAGATTTTAAAGGTAAGTTGAGCATAAGTACTGTTACTGATCCTGGGGTCCCGACTCCTCTTTGGTTTCGTAAGGAGTGGATTCCTTTCATTAGGAAGGTCTTTATTCCATACTTAATCAAGATGGGTTTCAAACCCTTAGAGAGAGTGACTGATCTAGGTGAAAACCCAGGTCCTCATTTTCCTAAGCTACGCGGAAAACTTTTGCTAATATTCACCTCGGGTCCAAACTCTTTTTGGACGAAGTCATTACAGCTTGGTTCGTATCTGGCTGATGCAATTGCATTGAAGGATCGTCCTGAACTGTTTATGGCTTTGCTCAATTTGAGCCAGGAGATGCACTCACAACACATTATGCATAGTCCTATATGGGGACTGGCCTCGCTTGCCTTTAGTCAGAAGTGGTGTAAACCATTTGGACGAAAAGGTGGGGGAGAGCCCCAGGGTTATGTAGGTGTATTGTCGGTTCGTCATGAACCGGGTAAGGAACGGGTCTTTGCAATGGTAGATGTATTCACGC